ACGAAACAAAGGAGTTTCAATGCGTAGCTCTGGACTCCATCAGCGAAATTGCCGAGGTGGTTTTGAGTTCGGAAAAAAAGGTCGCCAAAGACCCACGGCAGGCCTACGGGGCTATGGCTGACCAGATGACGGACCTGATCAGGGCATTTCGGGACCTGCCCGGGAAACACGTTTATTTCAGCGCAAAGATGGAGAAAACACAGGATGAGATGGGAAGGCTGCTGTATTACCCGTCTCTGCCGGGCAACAAGGTTGGTCAGCAGTTGCCTTACTTCTTTGACGAGGTGCTGGCGCTGCGGGTCGAACGCGACACGGACGGGGTGGTACAGCGGGCGCTGATGTGCGAGGGCGATTCCTCCTGGCTGGCGAAGGACCGGAGCGGGAAGCTCGGTCAGTGGCAGGAGCCCAACTTGGGCGTGGTCATCAAGACGATTGGAGGTGTTGCGAATGGTTAGAGGAGCGACGGAAGTACAGGCAATCAATCCCCAGACCCGCGAGGAAGCCCTCGCGCTCTGGGTGCGGTACAAGGCGGAGGAAGAGCAGGCTGTTACGAGACGGAGAGAAGTAGAAAGACTTCTCGCAGCCGACATCCCGGATCAGTGGGAAGGCTCGAAGACGACCACGGAGGGGCGCTTCAAGGTGAACGTGATGCGCCGCTTCACGCGCAAGGTGGACGGCGATCTGTTGCAGGACATCGCACGCGAGAAGGGGCTGATGGATCACTTGTCCACTCTCTTCCGCTGGAAGCCGGAGATCGACGCGAAGGCGTGGAAGCTGGCGGACGAGACGGTGACAAGGGAGCTTGCCGGGGCGATCGTGACGACGCCGGGCAAGCCGACGTTCAAAATCGAGGAGGTCGCTTAAGATGGCACTTTTGGGACAGGAATACGTAGTCAGCGAATTTCAGCCAACCAGCTACGACCCGATCCCCGCAGGGTGGTACACGGCGCGGATCACGGACACGAAACTCAAGAAAACGAAGGCAGGGAACGGCGAATACCTTGAAGTGAAATTCGACATCACCGGACCGTCCTACGAAGGGCGCTGTGTTTGGGGACGTTTCAACCTCAAGAATCCGAATCCGCAGGCGGAACAGATCGGACAGCAGCAGTTCATGGATTGCGCCCGCTCCATCGGTCTTGACCGGGTAACGGATTCAGATCAGATGCTCGGCGGGGGGCTTCAGATTAAAGTTTCGGTCAAACCAGCTGACGGCCAGTACGACGAGAGCAACGACGTGAAGGGCTTCAAGGCTCTTGAAGGCGGCGCAACGATGCTTAAGCAGGAATCTAAAGCTACCTTTGCCTCAGCTTCGCCCGCGCCTGCCCCAGTCGTCAAAAACGGCAACGCTCCGTGGTTGAAGAGCAAATGACCGCCATTCCACAACCTTTCCATTCCATCACCGCTCTTATCGATTCCACCATAGCCAAAACTCAAGAGGGACCGCGCCCGCACCTGGGCGCGTCCCTTCTGGGACATCCCTGCGACAGATGGTTATGGCTGTTGTTCCGGTGGGCGGTGTGGGAGCGTTTCGACGGCCGGATGCTTCGCCTCTTCCGGCGCGGGCAGGAAGAGGAGGAGAAGATCGTCTCATGGCTGACTCAGATCGGTTGCGAGATCCACAGCACCGGAGGGAAGCAGGCGCGGGTGGACTTCGGCGCGCATGTATCAGGGAGCATCGACGGAATCATCGAGAAGGGGGTTCCCGAGGCTCCGACGAAGCGCCATATCCTCGAATGCAAGACGCACTCGGCGAAGTCGTTCAAAGACCTCTGCGACAAAGGCGTACAGGAATCGAAGCCGCAACACTGGTGTCAGATGCAACTCTATATGCACGGCACTGGCATCGACCGCGCTCTTTACTTCGCCGTCTGCAAGGACGACGATTCCATCTACACGGAGCGCGTCCGCTACGACGAGGAGGCGGCGAAGGCTCTTGTGGAGCGGGGGCGAAGGCTGACGCTCTGCGAGAGGATGCCGGAACCGCTTTCGACAGACCCGACGTGGTATCAGTGCAAATTCTGCGCCGCGCATGATCTTTGTTTCGGCTCCAAGGTGACACGTGAAGTCAACTGCCGAACGTGCGCATTATCCACGCCGACGGAGGATAGCAAATGGCTCTGCGCCCGATACGACAACGAAGAAATACCTGTCGGCGCACAACGCGAAGGCTGCGACGGGCATGTTATTCACCCCGACCTCGTTCCGTGGAAGTGGATGGATTCGGACGACGCTTTCACCGCCGTCTACGAGATCGACGGGGAAGTTATCAGAAACGGGCTTCCCGACGACAATACGCACTCGTCGAAGGAGCTTTTGAGCTTGGAGGCGTGGAAAGATGGTGACTCTGAGGGATTACCAACAGCGGGCGATTGACGACCTGTACAGATGGTTTCAAAACGGGAATCCGGGCAATCCCTGCCTGGTACTTCCTACCGGTTCGGGGAAAAGCCATATCATCGCCGAATTCTGCAAGGACGCGATTCAGAACTGGCCGGACCAACGAATTCTGATCCTCACGCACGTAAAGGAACTGATCGAGCAGGACGTTGAAAAAATCCTGATGGCGTGGCCTACCGCGCCTCTCGGCATCTATTCCGCTTCCATAGGGAAGAAGAGGCTCGGAGAGCCGATCACCGTGGCGGGCATCCAATCCATCCGCAAGCACGCCGCGAAGGTCGGACATATTGATATTGTCATTGTCGATGAAGCGCACCTCATAAGCCACAAGGACGAAGGCGGGTATCGGACATTCCTGAAAGACCTCCAGACGATCAATCCCGCGCTTCGGGTGATCGGCCTGACGGCGACTCCGTACAGGCTTGGTCACGGGCTTATCACGGAGGGAGACGCGCTTTTCAACGACCTGATAGACCCTACTTCCATCGAGGAGCTAGTGAGCAAAGGATATCTTGCGCCGCTTCGCTCCAAGGGGACGGACCTGCGACTTTCGACAGAAGGGGTTCACAAGCGCGGCGGGGAGTTCATCGAAAGCGAACTTCAAAAAGCAGTCAATACGAGCAGCCAGAACGAGCGGATTGTCCGCGAGGTGATAGCACGCGGCGCGGACCGGAAGTCATGGCTTTTCTTTTGCGCCGGAGTTGACCACGCTCTGACCATACGGATGGTGCTTGAAGAGCACGGTATCAACGCGGCGTGTGTGCTCGGAGAGACGCCGAAGACTGAGCGCGAGAAGATCCTAGAGCGCTTCAAGGCGGGAGAGTTGCGGGCGGTAACTAATGCCAACGTCTTAACTGTTGGCTTCAACTACCCGGACATCGATTTGATTGCTATGTGCCGCCCTACGATGTCTCCGGGGCTGTACGTACAGATGGCCGGGCGCGGTATGAGGCCGAAGTCCCATTGCAAGGACTGTCTGGTGCTTGACTTCGCCGGGGTGGTTCAGACGCACGGACCTATCGTCAACGTCAACCCACCATCAAAAAAAGGGACCGGAACGGGAGAAGCGCCGGTCAAGCTCTGCGAGCAGTGTCAGGAGCTTGTACCGCTGGCGACGCGCATTTGCCCTGAATGCGGGTGGGTATTTCCGGTTCCCGCTCCGCCGAAGTTGAAGCTCCACGATGACGACATCATGGGACAGGACAACCGGATGGAGGTACGCGGGTGGGCGTGGCGGCGCTATACCTCAGCGAGCGGAAAGGAGATGGTGACGGTCACGTACTACGGGCGCGAACTCGGAAAGTCGGTAACTGAATACCTCTGTCTGCTTCACGGCGGGTATGCAGCTGAAAAAGCCGTGCGTACCTTGATGGGCATGGCGCGAAACAGCGGCGCGGTGATCGGCAACCCCTACGATCTGGACGAGGTGGTGGAAACGATGAACAAAGTCCCGGCCCCCGTTTCAATCTCCAAACTGAAGGACGGCAAATTCGACCGCGTGACGGCGAGGTTCTGGAATGACAGCAAAGCCTCCTGAGCATATTCCGACGGAGCACGAAGAGCAGCGGACGTTCGTGCAATGGTTCCGGCGCAAGTTCCCGGACGTGCGCATTATGGCGATCCCCAACGGCGGCGCACGCAGTCCGTCTGTCGCCTGCCGTCTCAAGGCCGAAGGCGTAGCGCGGGGGGTGCCTGACCTTTTTATCCCCGCATGGCGCGTGTGGATCGAGATGAAGCGGATCAACGGGGGGCGCGTGTCGCCGGAGCAGCAGTCATGGAAGAGTTATCTTGAGAAAGAGGGCTACACGGTGCTCATCTGCGCCGGGTTTGAGAACGCCCAAAGGGAGGTGGGGGCGTGGCTGATCTCACAAAAATAATCAACGGGCCGTGGATCGTCGAGCCTCCCGAGGCGACGCCGCCCGAAATCCAACTTTTGAAGGCGATGGACGAGGCCGGGCTGAATCCGCCCGACTCCATCCACATCGACGGGAGGATTCACCGGTTCAACCCGGACGGGAAGCCAGGAAACAAATCAGGCTGGTACGTGATTTACCCGGACGGGATAACCGCCGGGGCGTTCGGCGACTGGAAGACGGGACTTACACAGCATTGGTGCGCACAGGTGGGGCGCGAACTCACACTGTACGAGCGGATAGCGAGAGACAGACGATACGAAGAGGCGAAGGCCGGGCGCGACGCCGAACGCGCCCGCACCGCCGAAATAGTCTCCGAGACGGTGGCCGACATCTGGAACAACTGCGCTCCGGCGAGCGCGGAACACCCGTACTTGAAACGAAAAGGAGTTCAACCGCACATCGCCCGCGTCTCCGGTGACGGGCGGCTCGTTCTGCCGCTTTACGACGAGAAGGGTGCTCTTTGCACTCTCCAATACATCTCCGGCGATGGGTCGAAAAAATACCACACCGGCGGACCGACGAAAGGCAAATACGCGGTGCTCGGGTATCCCGGAGACAAGCTGTACATCGCGGAGGGCTTCGCAACGGCTGCCAGTATTTACGAGGCGACGAAGTGCGCGGTCGCCATAGCGTACACCGCAGGGAATCTCTCGAACGTGGCCGGGCTTTTGCGCGAGCGATACGGCAACGAGAAGAACATCGTCATCGTGGCGGATAACGACGAGAGCGGGACCGGGCAGCGCGAAGCGGCGCAGGCCGGAGAACGCTGGAACATGCCGGTGATAATTCCGCCGATACCCGGCGACGCGAACGACTACGCGCAAGCCGGGCACGACCTTCTCCAGCTCCTTCAACCCGATTTGGACGACTGGCTGGTGCAGGCCGACACGTTCTGCGAGATCCCAGCGCCCATCAAATGGCTGGTCAAACGATGGATTCAAGAGGACGCTTTAATTATGGTTCACGGGCCAAGCGGGAGCGGAAAAACATTTGTCGTGCTCGACTGGTGCCTCAGAATCGCCGCCGGGCTACCAAGCTGGAACGGAAACAGGGTGAAGGAAGGGGGCGTCGTCTACCTCGCTGGAGAAGGTCACTGGGGACTGAAAGCGAGGGTTGCCGCGTGGAAACATCACCATGGCATCAAGAACCTCACTATGTGGCTTTCGCGGGACGGGTGTGATTTGAACACCGGACCGGGATACCGGAAGGTTGTGGATCACATCAGGGCGCTTCCGCACCCTCCACGCCTGATCGTGGTGGATACCTTGCATCGATTCCTCTGCGGTGACGAAAACAAGGCCCAGGACGCGAAGACGATGCTCGACGCGTGCGCCGCCCTTATGCGGGAATTCGGGTGCAGCGTGCTGTTGGTACACCATACGGGTGTATCCGAAGAGGCGCAGACGCGGGCGAGAGGATCGTCGGCATGGCGCGGAGCCTTGGACGTGGAAATAAGTGTGATCGGCGGCGGAGACGGGAAGCCGCTTCAACTGGTGCAGCGGAAGCAGAAGGACGGCGAGCTCGAACGGCCTGTCTGGGTGGAGCTTCACGACGTGTATATTCCGGGCTGGTATGACGAGGACGGCGAGCGGGTGAAAAGCGCGGTCGTGGAACCGTGCGATGCTCCGCAGGAGGCGAAGAAGGACACGAAGCTCGCCGAACATAAAAAGATGTTCGAGCGGGCATGGTTCGCCACCGGGAGCGAGATTGTGGACGGTCGGCCGTACATCGACAAAAAGAAGCTGCTCGACTTCTTGATTCAAGACAACGGTATCACGGAAGGGACTGCTCGGAATATGCTTAAACCATCCCACACAAACAAGCTCATAGGGTATCTAACGAACGGTGAAGTGATAAAGCAAACGGGCGACGGTTGGGGCGTTTTTGATAACACGTTTTTGAGCGTATTGTTAACAATGCGGTAACAAAAAGCGGGACTAACTAAAACTTTCACAATATACCCCCCTTGTCCCGCTTCGCGCGATTCGGGACAAATTGCGGGACAAACCTGTCCCGGTCGAAAAAGTCGGTAATTGCAATGGTTTATAGAATTCGGGACAAAAGGCGGGACAGGTAGGGGGGGCAAGGCAAACGCTTCGGGACACGTGGGACAGGTTATTTATAACCTGTCCCGTAGTCCCGGCGGCTTGCGGAACTTTTTTCCTGTAAACATTTTCCAGTATGCGAGGAGGGTAAAAACCCAATCATGGAAGACAAAAAACACGAACTGATATCCCTCAAAGCCGAACTCGAAGAACTGAAGCCCAGGCTCGAAAAAACGCATAAGTACTCCTCGGAGTATCGTTCCCTAGCGTCAAAGGTCGACGCGCTGGAGAAGCGTATCGCACGGTTGGAGAGGTACATTCTGCAAAACGAAGGGCAGGGGGAATTGTTTTGACCCGCCCGTACATCATGCGCGTAGAGCCTATCGACTCCGGCGAATCCGGATACAGGCCGCCGTCTCGGGAATGGCTGAAAGGTCGAAGGGCGAAGCGTCTTAGTTTTGAGCACTTGTTGGACGAGGAGATGGAGAAGACGCCCTTCATGCGCCGCCTCGAATCCTTGCGCTGGTACAGGTGGGGGGACGACCCGGAGCGGCGGATGGTGTGGACGCTTAAAAAGGGGTGAATAGCAAA